GGAGCCTTGAAGGAAGTTGAAATTGCCAGTCGGGAACGCCCCGCTACCACCACCTCTGAACAGGCCCATACCGGCGATACTCATTCCAAGTCCGCCAACAGTCGTAAGAATTGACCCGATTCCACTAAATATATTCCCCGCCCCACCCTTTCTGATGTTTTGTATCCCGCCGACAATTCCAATAATTGCCGTTGAAGCCATGCCGATTCCAGTTACGACTTGTCCAAGACTCTTGCCCCATTGTGGAACAACGGTACTCATGCGCTGCGTGGCGTCCTCAAAGTGAACGGTCGTTTCATCAACACTGCCCATGAAGTCCTTGGTCACTAGATCCCACCCCTGAAGCGGAGGGATTGCTTGAGCAGTAGAATTGCCGACTTTTTCAATCGCTTCAGTCGTTCGCTTGAGTTCCTCTTGCGCCCTTATTAGGGCTGGTGAATTCGGGAGAGGAATCCCGGTTTCGTCTACCTGCTCTCTTGGCGACACGGATGGAGGCGGCGATAAGCCAGGACTGTCTGCCCATTGATTTTCCGGCAGGGAGTAGGGCCGTCTTGTCCCGAGATCTGGGCCACCTATGCCATTGATTGGCACGATAAGTGGCATCTGATCGTAGGAGCCACCCTGCGGACCTCTAATGGTCCTGTTCTGAAGAGGCCAGCTATCAGCCCCTCTGTTTGTTTTCTCATGTGGCAGGCTGTAGTCGATTCCGTATTTATTACTACCAGGCGAGAGTGGCGGATATTTAATTGTCATTCCAGGAGAATTGTAATTTTGCAATTGCCGCCTATATTCGAGCATCTGTCTTTGATACTCCACGTACTGTCTTCCATAGTCTTTCGGGTCTGAGACAGGCCGGAAGCTGCCTGGTACTGGTGCGTCAACCTGTTGAGATACCGGCACATTGGTCTTCGGGGTTATGTCTCGCAGCGCAAGCTCTTCTGGCGTTCGCAGCCCACCCTGGGTTTGAAGCAGGCGTGAGCTATTTGGCGGAACAGTGGAAACAGCAGGGGCGGCAATGGGAAGGGTTCCTATGTATCTCTGAACTATTGTTTGCAGGTTTTCCAGGATACCATTATTGCTCAGTTTGATGCTCTCAAGCTCTTTGAGTTGCCTCTCCTGGGGAGTCGAAATATCGAATCCAAGCTTGGTTGCCATGTCGAGCATGGACTTTCTCATATTTTCTTCAACCGGCTTGAAGGCAAGATCAAGAATGAAGCCAAATGCTTTCTTGCCAAGCTCGTCACTCACTTTCTTGACTGCTGCCGAAGCGCTTCCGAGTTCCGCGAACTGCAGAACAAGATCCTTCATTGAGCCACTAAGTGTATCAGCGGCAAATGCAAATCCTTCGACAGCTGCAACCTTTTGGCGCAGGATGTCAATTTTTTCCGCTTCGGCGAGCAGTGCCCTTGAGGCCTCAGTAGCGGGATCCAGACCTCTACTGACAAGGGAGGCCAGTGTTTTTTCGTATTGAGTACCAAATTGAGTAGCTTCGCGCAATTGATCACTTAGCGACTCAAATTCTTGTGTTAGATCTGAGGCGGAATCAAGATAGTATTGCGCAGTTCTCACTCCCTCTAGCTGGTTTTTGCTCAATTTCGTGACTTCGATTCCAAGCTCTACCAGTCCAGCTGCCTGTCTCTCATCAAGTCCAGCCTTTTTGTACTGTTCGAGAATGGCTTTACTTCCCTCGGTTTGCTCTGTTTTGAATAGTGCTTCAAGATCAAGCCTTCTCCTTTCCAGCTCCTCAAGTGGGGCGGAAAGCTCATCTCCAAACCCGCTAATCCCAACATCTCTAAATCGACCAATAAATACATCGAGTTGTTTTGTTGCCTGCGCAAACCCTTGATCTGCAAGTGCAAGCAATTCGTCTTTAATTTTCATCCATTCACCCTGTTTTGCCAGGGCAGCCAATCCTTCCTGTGCCTCGCTTATTGCCTTCACGGCTGCAACAGCTCTTTCTCGCACAGCGTCAAACGCTGCAAGAGAAACGCTGGTGGTGGATATGGGGGCAACTTCAGCTTTTTTCGCCGGAGGTTGAGCATCGGCGACCGCCTTTTGCGCTTTGCTTAGAGGGCTTTCCTGACTTTGTAGTAACTTGAGGTAGCTCTTGTTATCTTCGAGCACCTTTTTGCCTAAATCATTCAGCTCCTGACCTGGGGCTAGATTTTCATAGGCATTTATCAACCTTTGGACATCAGAAATCGCCCTCTCGTTCTCCATATTCATGAGCTGAAGACGGATGCTGGCTATTTTTTTCTCTATCCCAAACTTTCTTTCGTCATAATTCTCATTCGATCTCCTGATTGACTTATTGATATTCGCAATTGATTTAGCGCTTGACTCATTCAGCGATGCAACCTGTTTGGCGATGTCAGCCTTGTAGATCTCAGTTTCAATTGCTTTCGCCTGAAGATCCAGCTCAAGGTCTCTTTTTTTATTTTCTATGTTTTGTTGCGAAGAGAGTTCAAGCTCAGCGGCTCGACCGAGTATTTCAAACAGCCGCTTTCCGTATTCATCTGCCCCCTGAGCGGAAACAAGTTCAGTATTGGCATTTCTAAGTTGCTGGAGCCTTGTTTCTCCCTGTAGTTTCGCTAGCTCGCTCTGCGCCCGAAGTCCATCAAGCGCTTCTTTCTGAACTGTCCTTTCAATCCCAAGGCGAATATCGCGAATAGACTCCTCGTAGCTCTTTCTAATTTCAAACGCCTGTTCGTTAATATCCTCTTGCTCTCTGATTGCATTTCTGAATTGATCGCTGAAACCCTTCCCGATGTTTAGCAGCTCAAGCTCTTGACTGAGCACAGAGGATGTACTCTCAAGAGCAGTTTTTAACTCCCTCTCTAATACACCTTCGTCAAGGCTGATTTCGACTGACGAGGTAGCAGAAGGCGTTGATCTTGACTTGAACTCCTCTAACACACGAGTCCTGATAGCCACAATTTGCTCAATGGCGGGACCCTCTATACCAGATGTTGCGGCAGAAATTTCTTTTTGAATTTTTTGATTTGCGGCTTTTTTGTCTACTTCTGACAAGCCCTGGAATATCTCCCTGTTCTCTATTTCTTGCCTGTTTCTTCTGTTCGAGGCCTCTACTATTCCCGCAACCCATTCAAGCAGTCCCGCCATTGGGCCAGCAAGAGCTGCTTGAAGCTGAAGATTGAACTCAGCCCAAGCTCTGCTGAGCCCGTCAGAAGACTCCCCTAGATCTCTCAGTCTTTGAACACCCGACCCCCCAATCTTATTAATTACCTCCTGCTGAGCAAGAATACTAGCCGCTGAGCTAAAACCAGCTTCCTCTAGCTTGCTTGCAAGCTTCTCCACTTCTTTCGAGGAAAACAGAGATCTCTCTCTAACCATATCAAATGCTTTCGCTGTATCATTAAGCGCCCCCCCGAGTTCAGCCGCAGATTGAACAGCGGTGTCAACAGCCGTACCAACCGCCGTACCAATCAGCGACAGGCCGAAGCCCAGGGCGCCACCCATGAAGCCACCAGCGAAGCCGCCCAGACCACCGCCAACAGCCGCCCCAGCACCTTGCCCGAACAGCAGCGGGAATGCACCACCAATCAAGCCTTCACTGATGCCCTGAGCCATTCGGGGCGAGCGAGTGAGACGGACCAAGGGGTCTGCATCAGGGGCTCTTGATGCAACAATTTCGTCGAGACGAGCCGTTGTTCTTCTCAGTGCAGAATTGAATCTCTTGGCATCCTCGGATGTTGGGTCGAGCTGGTTGTAGACATCTTTTAATACATTTGAAAGAATCTCAAGTCTTATAGTTGCCACTTCGGAAGGCTTTTGCAGCTCCTGTAGCCCAAGAAGGGCTCCAACACCCCTTGTCTCTGCATCGGTCAGGCGATCTCCAAAATTGTCTGGACCGCCAGCCCCTCCTGCGCCGCCCCCAGGGCCATTGGGCGGACGAACGCCACCTCCACCGCCCCCAAGTCCAGCGCCAGAGAATCTGCGTCCAATGAGGGCATCAAACACACTTGCGATTTTGTCGAACAAGCGTGTAACGCCGCCCGGAACCCTACCAAAAGCGTCTTGATAGGCTGATTCAATTTGGGATTCAAGTCCACCCGGAATCTTTCCAGTTCCAGTCAAAACACCAGTGGTCGTTCTCCCTCTGGCTGCTATGTCTGTGGCAGCCCCAGCCATTGAGGCGGTAAGAGCATCGTCTGGAATCTGAGAAAGCAGTCTTCCAAAAAATCTCGGGTTGGTGGTAAGATTTGCGAATTGATTTCTGAAGCTATCGAGCATTTGCTCGTATTCCGTCCTTATAGCAGTTTGTACGGGAGCCGCATCCGCTACAGCAGCTCGCTGAACATCCTTGTTGAACTCACGAACAATCTTGTCAATCGCCTGTGCAGGGTTTTCAATCCCGAAGAAAGTACGAGACCCCTTGAGGGCTTCTTGAAAATCTTGAAAGGACTTCCCAAAACCAGTAGCTTTTGAGGTTTCTTCTATATCCGATTTCAAGCGAGCTATTTCAGTCCTTGTGACATCGAGAACCCTGCCAGTTGTCTCAAGCTCAGCCTGTACAGCGATTAAGTTATCCGCCGCAATCTGCCCCCGCCTTTGCTCCAGCGTATTAATCTGTTGAAGAAGATCGACCCTCGTCAGGTCGCTTGCAATGCCCTTTTTCTCAAGATCGTCAAGTGTCTTGCGCAAACCATAGGCCTCGCGCAGTTGACGATTGCGCTCTTTCTCTAGCTTTTCAGGGGTCTGGGTTGTTCCGGTGAAGGTTCCAGCCGCAACAGCTTCCTGAACGCTTCGGCTTTGAGTTGATTGAAACGCTTTAACTCTTCTACCAAGGTCATCAACGAAATCCTTGGTCAGCGTAGTGCTCAACGCCCCCGATATTGAATTGACGAGCGTCTCAAGTTCAACGTCTGCACCCTGGAATTGGACACCTTGCTTTTTCAGTTCATTGTACTTGAGGAGTAGACTATTGAGCCTATTTCTTTTTTCTATAAAGCTATCCTCTAGGCTTAACACTTGCCCCATTATGTTCATCTGTCCATTCATCAATCTAATCCTGTCGTCTCCAATATTCAGTTCTCTCTCCACGTCCTCTCTGAGCTTCTGGGATAAATTGGCACCCTTCCCTTTCAGGTTGGTACTTCTGCCTTCTAGCTCGTTGATAAGCTGTTGAATTTCAGACTGCTCTTGAGTTACGTCCCTTCCTTTGATTTGCAGCCCAAGAAGCGCTTGCTGCTGAATCCTTGCTCTCTGAAGTAGATCCTGGATTCTCTCTGGCTCGTTAATCGCTGACGTGGGACCGACAACCCGATTCACGGCGGGGAGAGCTGGCCCGCCCTCCTGCTGCCAGCGCTCCATATCTCTTAAATCTTGCTGCTTGAGTGCGGCAAAAGACGTATATTTCTTAATTAAAGTATCAAGGGTCCTGATATTTTTCTCGTTTGCATCATACTGCCCGCTGTCAACTTGACTAATTAGCGACTGAAGCTCAAGCTCTTCCTTCCCAAAAGAGATGCCCTTTGCTTTTAGCTCATTGTATTGAGATTGGATGATTTTTAGCGTATTGCTTTTTGTAATTAAATCCTGATTGGCTTTATTTTGTTTTTCAGTGTTTTTTATCTGCTCATTGGTTACACGAATACCATCCCTTTGCTGTGTAACGTAATCGGCAACTCTGTCGAGAGCGATTGAACTGTCACTAATTAGCTGCTTGTTTAATTGAACTGTGTTACTCGTAAGCGCATCTTTTATGCGGCCAAGCTCAACATCTTGCGCCGCAGTATCACGTCCAGACAGTCGAATCTTGTTGAGTTCCTGCTCAAGCTTTAGAATTTTGCCAATCTGATTGGACCTTGCTTCGCTTACGCTGAGTGTGCTTCGATAATCTTTCTCGGCCGCAATTCTGTCTCTTTCAAGTTCTTTGCGAACCCTGCGAGCACCTTCAAGGTCTGGATCAACACCTGGCCCGCCAACCAATAAGTCAATCGCCTGATTGCCGCGACTTGTCAATACAGTTTTTATGTCATCGGGCAAGTCCGACCTCTGGATTCTCCCAATTCTTCCTTCGAGCAGGCTGAGTTCATCTTCAACAGCAGAATTCCGCCTCTCCTGTGCGCGATTAATTGACTGCATCGCGTTGATTTGACGGGTAAGTCCGCTGGTTTGTTCCTGAGCAGCTTCGACCCCTCTTTCTTCAAGGGCTACCCTGGCCTCAGCAAGTCTATTGCGAACAGCCTCCTGCTGTCCTATCGTCAAATTGGCTTCGTTGATTCTGTTTTCTATATCCGCTTGGCGCGAAAGCTCTGCATTGATTCGCCTTTGAGCGGGATCCGGGCGCCCGGATCCACGAGCAAGCTCTTCATTTAGCTCAGTAATTCTCTGCGTCAGCCTTCCGTAGTCCGCATCAACAAATGGGATCAACGCCCTTAACTGCTGGAGCTGATCGATCATCAACGTCAGGCCCGCTTCGCTGCGAACCAGCCCCATCTGAACAGGGGCATCAGCTCGTTCACTCGGCTGCGATGCAAGCAAAAGTCTATTAACAGCGGCCCTTGTATTGGATATATCAACGGCACCCTCGCCCCTGTGTGGAGAATCAAGAGGCTGCGTCCCAGCCGCAAAAGAGGGCGAAAAAGCTTCGGTTAAAACCCTTAGTCGCTGCCTCTGGATTTGCCCAAGTGTTAGATTTGCAGCCTGTGAGGCAATAGTGAACCTATTGAAGGCATTTGAGGTGTAATTGACGCTATTGGCAAGATCGTCAAACACACCAATTTCCTGCCTTACACCCCCTCTCGACATATCCTTGGGTATGTTCTCCAGTTTTCCGCTGGCTCTTACCGCAGCTGCTTCAACACTCGTATAACTACTGGCTAAGCGATTAAGGAAGTCAATTTGATTCCTGAAGCCTTCGGCGCCTTCGAGCAGATCCTGCTGCGCGGCCATCCTCCCTCGAACCATCTCTATCCTCTGCTCGCCACGAGCAATCTCTTGAGCCTGGGCAGCCATTGCTGACCTGGCCCTGAGAAGAGAACTGGCATTCTGTGCGGCTTCGCGAGTTAAACTATTTTGCCTTGTTTGCGCTCTCTCAAGAGCAGCCTCTTCAGCATATAGATTGGCAAACTCTTGCCTGGTTCTCAGCATTAACCGGGCATAGTCCCTTTGAGTTACAAGACCTTCTCTGAAGGCGGTATTGAGGGTTGATATTGCGGCTGATCTCTGAGGTTGCCCGTAGGCCGTTCTGTTCAGTGATTCAATATTTGCTTGATAGAGAGAAACTGCTCGTCGGCTTACCTCTAGCGATCTATTAAAAATATTATTAGCTCTTTCAAATCTCGCAGCACCTTGCGCAGTCCTTTCGTAAGCCTGACGCAGTGGATTTAGGCTGTTTTGAAGTCCTTGAATTTCACTATCTGTACCCCTAACCGCTCCACCAAGGCGCTGGATTTCGCGATCCGCATTTCCAAAGGTTATGTCTATTGGCGAACGAGAAAGTGATTCAACAAGACCTTCAAGCCGATTAATATCCTGAATCAGCCTATTTACCGCACCGGATCCTCTAACGACTAAATTAATTGCAGCTTCTACGCCCGCCACTACTGATCGACCGATCTACTGCAGCCAGTCTAGGCACGAAAAAGTCGCCCCCTGGGCAGAGGCGGCAATCTCGAAAGCAGTGAAAGTATAAACACAAAGAAGAAAGGGGCCCCCGGCGCCAACCGGGAACCCCTCTCAGTTATCCACGCGAACCCCTGACTTTTGAAGGGCTGAGGGTTCGCAATCACCAGAGGTCTCCAGTGATTTTCGCGCATCCGGGGGGGGGAAGCCCCCGAGCACACATCAAGAGTAGCACAAATAAAGACAGGTGGCAAAGGGCCCTGGATCTGTATAGACAGAGATGAAGAGAAAAGGGGCGAGAGGAGAAGTCGAGGGGACAAACTATCGCCTTCTCTTCGCCTTCTCCATCTCTTCTTTCTGCTTCCTGGACTTGATTGAGTAGTACAGCTGCCAGAGAATCATCTCCTCTTCTGTAACTTTCTCTTTCAAATCAGAAAGTGTCATCTTTAGTTCTTCAGCAAGCTGCATTTGAAAATACAGCCTACTGTCTTTCTCAAGCTCACTCTCCGCTGCTTTTCAGATCAATATCATCTTCCCCTTCACTCGGGCGGAGAACTTTCAGAATCATGGTCTGCAGAATTTCGTCAGGAACCTCCTGCTTCAGCACAGGAATGTCGCCCGACTTGAACAGCGCATCGCCATTCTCGTCCTTGGCTTTCAACACAAGAAGCTGCAGTGCATAATCATTTGCGCTATCAGTTTTCGAGTTGCGCTGAGCTTTTTCTCGCTCAGCAGCCGTCAGGGGCGTGACGTAGAAACTCAGTTCGGAGTCGTCATCTAGCTTGACGGTCTGCCGAACGGGCTCAAAGTTTGCTGCCTTGCGCAGTCGATCAATGGCCCTCATCGATCCAAGACCGGAAGAAGGGGGCGTCGGGGCGGTGGCCATGAAGCAAATCCATAGAACGTCTGCCGCTCAATCCTACTGCATTCAAACACTCACGAACAATCGATTCCCGGCAAAAACTGAAATCCGTCAAGAGTTGGGGCGAGTTGGGGGAGATTTGTCGAACACTTTGGACTGTGTACCAATGGCCCCATTTGCATTTATCCATCCAGCGATGCAAGTTGCGCCCCAGTCGTTTCAACGATTGCGCAATTAGCGACACGCTCTAGCTCCGGCTCCAACTCCTCTCGAATTGCGCCAGCGATTTCCTCAGCGCTGGGCACTGTTGGGGCATTGGTGAGCGTGGTCGTCGTATCTGTCAGCGTGACGCGGGCCAGAGTGCCATCAGGCGCCAGCCGGGTGCTGGTCGCTACGTCAATCCGCCCTAGTTCGGTGCTCAGCTCACCGCGAACGGCTGAGGCGATCTCAGCCTCTGTCGGCACGTCGGGGGCATTGGTGAGGTTGTCAACGGTGCCGCCTGTAACGGTCCTGGAATCATCACGGGAGCTGCTGCGCTAATTCAGTGTAGCCATAATCAGTTGATAGGGAAAACCAGAACAGGATGGTGGCAATGGCGGATAGGATTTGCTCGCGTTTGGTGGTCATGGATTAGGAATTGTCTCCCACGCTTCATTCTCGGGAGTTGTCGGGTCATCGCCTTTATAAGTGCCGTCAGCGTTGCGGGCTCGAACTGTGACGGTCGAGCCCGCTGCTATTCCCCCAGGCTGGTCTTGGGTCGCTGCTGAACACTTCCAATTCATAGCCGCACTCATTGCATTCTTCGGGCCACGGCTTCCATCTGTATTCAGCCATTAGTCGTTCTCTCTAGAAGGGGTTGCGGCCTCCATTTCGGCTGCAATATCGACTCCAACATCCTCATCCGACACCTCCCCCGCAAACTCGGGCTGGGCCAGTGCGGCGCCAGTGGGCGTCAGCTCCTGCAGCGGCACGGGCGGCCCTTCGCCCTGGGTCGGGCATAATTCCTGCATCAGCTCATCTCCGGTGAGTTGGTCACAGGCCAGGTGTTAGCGCACGCTGGCCCACCCCACTCTATGCCCCATCCCGGGGCAGTAGGCAACCATCCCCTAGAGGCCGTGACTACTCCGGCTGGGTTTCTATACCTGAGGGTAGATCGCGGGGGCGTGTTCCTTCACCCAGGCATGGATTTTGCAGCGATGCTCGGGAGCGTGGCGCCAGAACGTATTGGCCACGCAGGCGATGCTGGCGGTGTCCTTGGCGTGACTGAGATACGCCATTACGGTCTCCAGGGTGGCATCAGGCGCCTTGCGACGTAGACGCTTGAGGTTGCGCTTGCGGATCAGCCGCTTGCCGGGCCAGTGCCGGTAGCCAACCCAGTCCACGCCATCGGGCACGTAGTGGATGCCGCTTTTACTGTTGAGTGTCAGCTTCAGTTTCCCGGCCTTGTCGCGGATGGCCACCATGGCGGCATTGGCGGCCCCTGCCGTCTCGAACAGTGCGATCATGTCGTCGCAGTAGCGCAAATAGGTGCCCAGCTTCAGCTCGCGCCGGGCGAAGTGATCCAATGGATTCAGCGCCAGATTGGCCAGGACCTGACTGGTGCTGGCACCGATGGGGATACCGCATGTGTCACCATTGGCACTGATGAATAGCTGCAGCAGATCCAAGGTCTTGCGACAGCCGATGATGCGCTCAAGCTCCTGTGTCAGGCAAGCATGGTCGATTGAGTAGAAGAACTTGCTGATGTCCAGCTTCAGTGCGTAGCGCCAGCGTGGGTTATCTAGGTACTCAAGGAACTGCTCTGAGCAGCGATGAGTGCCGCGACCGATCAGGCAAGAGTAGGTGTGCTCAATCAACCGCTGCTGGACCAGCATCCTGAGGACGTTGCAGACGGCATGCTGCACAATGCGATCCTCTAGGCATGGCGCCTGTATCAGTCTTGCCTTGGGATCATTGATCCAGAACTCGAAATGCCGCCGGGGTTTGTAGCTGCCATCCTGCAGCGTACGTTCAAGCCTTCCAAGATTGACCGCCAGGTTTGATTCGTAACGTAGGATCAGCGGCTTTGTTGTCTTGCGTTGCCTTACTTCTTTCCAAGCATACAGCAAGGCTTCGTAGTCAGCGATCTGCGGCCATAGATTACGGATTTTGTGGGGCATGGCGAGACGGTCGAGCAGTGCCTACTGGAATCGCCTTCCCCGTTTATTTGAGGGCATAGCCCCCAGGACAGATTCCCTCCCTTCAGCTCGACACGTCTGGAACCCGTAAGCTCCAGTTCTGGGCGAGATGAGCTGAAGTCGAGAAGCACGGCAACCCACGTTGTTGTTGCTGTTGTTGCTGTTGTTGTTCAGATTGACAGTAAACACACCCGCATTGGCGCCGTTGTTCCAGTTACCACCGACGATGGGCAGCATGTCAGGAATCCACCCTCTGCTCGGAGACCAGCCAGCCGCCGAGCAGACGGCCAACTTCATCCACTTTCTCTGAAGCAATGCGATGACGACGTGGATCAATATGGCCAGCTTCAACCGCAAGATTGAGCAGTTGCCTGAGAAACTCGTGTTGGACGTTGAAGCGGGTAAGATCCGTTTTCTTGTGCTGCTTCTTGTTGGCTGCGATTGCAAGCTCAAGGCATAAGTACCCGATTTCACGCATCTTTGCGCAAAGTACATATTTCTCATAGCGCGGCATATTGCGCGTGAGCACGTCGAGATACAGGCAGAGGTCTTTGCATCGACGTTCGATAAGCCAATATCGCTGCTCTCGTTCTGTTCCATTCTTAGGTGGTTGTATATCCGGTAGTTCATCCATGGGTTGGTAGAGAGACGGGCGGCTGCCGCCGCCCTAGCATGTCCGCTCACGCGGACAGAAGGCGAGAAGCACGGCAACCCACGGAGTCGAAGCCGGTGATGCTGAAGCTGCTGTTGAAGTTCAGACGGACAGAAAACACACCCGCAAAGGCGCCGATGCTCCAGTTACCACCGACGATGGGCAGCAAGTCATTAACGTGGCGCCTGAACAAACCATCGCCTCCAAAGTGATTGGTTGATGTTTGACTGGTGCTGGTGCCGGCCTCTCTGGGGAGCAAGCACTCAGTCATTGCCTGCCGTGTAGGTTCACCAGACCAAGAACTAACCGGATGATACGTTCCACCAATCGCCGGGATCATGTAAACCCAAGTGTTGGCGTCAGTCCACCATACGCCGTTGTCGCTCACATTCGCAATCAGCGACACAGTGGCCGCCGAAAGAATGTTGGCATTGCTACTGATGGTCCCCCAATCAACAGAATCCGCCACCATGCGATAGCCGGCGTTTGTGCCGCCGGTATTGGTTAGTCCCGGCGCGCATTCCCAATGGTTGCCGTTCAGGTCCACCACACCGCTGAGCTGGCCGTTATGCGTGGTGCGTTCCACTGATGGCGTAGACACGCTGCCGATCCATGCAGCACCAGTAAAGGCGCGATTGTTCTCGCCAGCACGACCAGTCGCGGTCGCGCCATCCACATCCGTGCGATCAAAACGCAACGCGGGCTGGTTCACATCAGTGCAGTTGTTACTGTTGTTGCCTTTGGGCGCATAGGGCAACACGTCCATCCATGCCGCATTATCAGTAGCACCGCTGATCGGCACTCCGCTGCTATCCAACAATGCCTGCGCATGGGCCAGGCTCAGGTATGCCAACTGCGAATACACCCAAATCGGCACCGGATGAAAATTAATGCCACGACTGCGCATTGCAGCCCAGCATCCTCCCAGAGTGTTCGCAGGCGTGTCTTGTGCCGGGTTAAGTGCCCTGCTATTCAGGTAGGAGAACGGGCTGCGCGATGTGCCACTTGGCCCCGTCGCAGACACAGGCCAATGCAGCGGGCGTGATGCAGCAATCCCGTCAGTATCTGGCATCCCGCCAGGACTGGCAGTTGCGTTATTTGGCAACCCGCTGCCATCAGGCCGGCAGTTGCTGGGGTGATATTTATCAATAAAAACCCCCTCCAATTCCCCGCCACCATTCCTGAATGCCCGCGCAAGCACTGCGTTGCCAGCCTGTGTGTTGCTGATAACGATCGGCTGCCCGTAGGTAGGTGCATTGGTGTTTGCACTGCCTTGAATATCAATAAAGTGCTTCGGCAGGAAACACATGATGCTGGCGCTAGGCAGATGGACGTAGTTCCCGTAATTCGGGCTCCAGCGGTCCTCGCAGCCAGGCATCGGTGCCATATCGACTGGCAACAGCTCAGGCCGGCAGCAGCCCACGCCAAAGCCCATCAGGCCAGCTAGGCCGATCGTAAACTTGAACTCGTCGGCATAGCCATACCACTCGTTCTGGATGTTGTAACACCCACTTGGGCCGACGATGCGTTCTTTGACCTTGAGAAGTAAAGTCATCACATAATGCTCCCAGATGCGTCGTGGATGGGCTCGTCAACAGCCCCAGATTTGATGCCTACACCATAAGGAGTGGTGCCTGCTGTGCCGATACTCCAGTCGCCTGAAATAAACGGCCCGCCAAATGTGAAGCTGCTGAAGCCAGCCACTGTACCGTCATCAACAGCAAACACATACGGATTGATAAAAATTACACTCATCCCTGCGGCTCCAGTGAATACTGCAGATGAAACTGAGCCATCAAATCCTGCAGCTCAGCCAGATTGGCCGGCTGCAGCGTCAGTTTTGACAGCAGCAGCCAGATCGAACCCTGCAGCGCCTGCTCATTCACCCGGCCATTCAGTGCATCCTGAATTGCGCTCACGAACACCGCCAGCGACCGTGCCAGATCAGCCGTTGCATCCTGCCCCAGCACTACGCCATACACGCTGCTCGCCAGCAACGCTTGATAGAACCCATGGTAATCAGGCCCAGGTGGTGGCGGTGGCGGAATCGCCACCATCTCCCATCCCCAGCGCCATTCAGCAGCCTCCAGGTCCACACTGCGCACTGCCACCGCTTGGAACCCTTCAACAGGCTCTGGCGCCGTCTCACGCTTGATCGTCAGCGGTAGATACCGCTCCATGTTGAGCTGCACCACGTCTTCATCATCACCACGGGGGTAGCTCACCACCCGGCTCAGCTCTCGATCCCACAGTGCGCGGTTGCTGCTCATGACTGAACCCTCGTCACATACAGAGTGACCTTCAAGCCCCTGCCAGGATTGGTGCCGCCCACCTGATCAATGTCTACCGTGATCTCAGCGTTTCTAGCCAATGCCGCATCGGAAATCACCGCAGGCGTTGCAGCGGTATCGCTGGTGCTTTCTCCTGGATCAATCGACAACTTCGTAGACAGTACGCTGGTTCCAGCTTCGTTGATGTCCACCACCAAGCTGGAGCCTGTCGGCGGATCGCTTTCATTCACGTCAGCCTTGACTGCAGTTAACGTATAAGCGAACGGCAGCTTGACGCGAGCCTTTGCCGTACCATTCTCCAGATCTGTCACCTCATCGCTACACACCAGCACGATCACATCGCCCAGATCCACAGGGCGCATCAAACCCGGCGTAGTGCTGGAGACTAAAGCGATCGTTGCATCCGCACCAGTCGAACTGCGCACCTCGCGGGTCGCGGCGTCGTAGGTCAGATCAGTCGCTGCCGCTGCCACGTTGCCGTCCAGCTTCTGCAGTGCCTCCAGCACCGAATCAGTGCCGCTGACGGTGCCAGCGCCGCTGACGAAGCCCGTAAGCGCCGCGCTGCGGACCCGTGCGTCCGTGTAGTACAGATTTACGCTGCCCTCACTCACCGAGTCGGAGCTGGGCAGCAACGCCGCAGGCACCAGCCCGCTCCCGTCCAGCCTGGCCAGACCGTTTGCCACGTTCAGGCTCAGGCTGACGTTCCGGTTGCGGGTCTGGAATCCTTGCTCATCAACTGTTGAGGTGTCGCTGACGCTGATCGGCTGGCCGGCGGTGACCGTCAGGCCCTGCAGGAACTTATTATCTGTATATGTCTTAACGGCAACCTGCGTTGGGGCAGTGTTGCCATCTGGCACCCCCGTTGATGCTATTAAACTTGTGTTGTTGCTAACCTCACGCAACTGCTCGCCAACGGTGCTAATTCCACCATTCCTGCTAAATGGCCCGATAAAGTTCAATCCGCTCAGATTAAACTGATCGGTGTTGATCGTTACGCTGCCCGTTGTGCCGTCAACCTCAAACTGACTGCCAATCTTAAAATCTCCCTTTTCGTTCGTATTGCTGCTGTAAACCCTGCCATTATTGGTTTCAACAATCGCATTGGCAGGAACTGGTACACCACCATTCCACGGCAGCGCATCATAATTCGTCCCGCTACCAACAAACTCAAACGTATGCGATGGCGCACTAACCTGCGAACGGCTTCTAAAGTCCAGCTTCTGATCAGCCGTAATTGCATCCTTCAGCCCACCATTCACCCCCGAGTAAAATACCACTCGATAACCTGCGCGATTCGGTGAATCGTTCGCAACTGGCGTACCATTAGCATCAATCGGTACACTACTCGTAACGATATATGCACTCGTCGGGCAGATAAACACCAAACCATTAACCGTTACATTCCCATTGCCTGCTGGTAATACACTCGTGGTTGTCAGCGTGACAACACCTGTATTCTTGTTATACACCGCATTCGCTACACCATAATCAACACCGCCAATCGTTGCGCTTCCACCGCTTACATATTCATGCTCAGGACCAGACGGCGATGCAGCTTCTGTATAGGTAAGCGTATAATTCCCAGTTCTTACATAGGCAAATGTCTTTGCCTCCGCTACCTCAGTGACGGCGTTCCTGGGAAATACCAACTGCGGGAACATCAACTGTCCTGCATTTGGTCGTGACGATGAATCACAAATGAAACTCAACCCCGACAACACAACACTGTCGCCAACAGTCGGCGCATACCCGCTAGCCGACAGTACCGTTACGCCAGTGCTCTTGGTGTAAACCGCACTCGTAATCGGATACGCTGTTCCACCAACAGTTACCGTGCCACCTCCCACATACTCATGGCTAATCGTGCTAGTCGCCAGCGTCACCGTAAACGTACTGCCAGCAGTCGCCGTCACATTCACTGGATTACCAGCACTCCCCAAACTGCCCGCACTCGGATACTTGACCTGCCGACCAAGCCTGTTAGCACTAAACCCAATAACATCAAGCTCCGTAACACCTTGCCGCAAGAACTGATAAGTGCTAGTAGCACTCCCGCTCATGTCAATTGAGCTACCACCCACGCTGGCGCTCACCTTGAACGCATCAGCAGTCAACCCTGATGCAATCACAAAATAAACCGTATTACCTGTCAACCCCGTAGGCAAACTACCTTGCGTCGCGCTAAACACCACCTGATCGCCAGCTGCCAGCCCGTGTGCAACGCAGCTAAATACATCAGTCGTCACATCAATCGCGACCGTCTTCTCAGTCCTTACAGCGCCATACGCTGCAATACGCGCACCACCCGTAAACAATGGCTTCTTGCTATACCCATCTGCCATCAAGCCATATACACCGAAGTCAGTAGTCCCACCACCGCTTAGGTTGACCTGGCCACCGCTCTCACTCCTGACGTGATATGTGCAAAATGTACCAAAAAAGCTAACCAACTGCGCATACCCATCGTTCAGCACCAAACACCCAGGGCCGCCCAAATTGACTTGCGTGTAGCTATCAACCACCATTGAGCGAATTGGACTATTCTTCGCGCACTTCTCACCGTCAACGCGGATGCCGCCACCCGTATTACCCGTGCTAGCACTACCTGCCAAGCCGGCATCGTCCTCAGCCGTAATACTGCTACAGTTCTGGATATAGGGGCTCTTCAGTACAAACGCACCCAGGCCAACAGCACCACGCGCTGCATTATCTGCTAGCTCATCAAAATCAATCGCCCACGCTTGCCTGCTCTCATCTGCCTGATGACCAGCAAACGTAATCCCCCATGCCCAAAATCCAGAATCTACCTTGAAAATACTATTAAACTCCTGTCCCGCTGCAGGTTGAATAACCGTACTACGCAGCCCGCCACCAAATACCGTTACATCGTACTTCCATCGAATCGGTAAAACCGGCTCAAGATAAGTACCAGGCGCGATAAAAACTACATCGCCCGGCTGCGCAATCAATGCAGCAGCTCGTACCGTACGCAGTGGTGAATCAACCGCTCCCGTACCTGACAAGTCATTACCGCTCAGCGCAACATAAATACAATTCTCATGCTGCAGCTTCCCAAGTCGAATCAAAATTGCTGCAATATCAGCAGCAGTGCTAGCAAACCTTGCATCATCACCAGCAGCAACAGTGCCAGCCGTCGTGCCAACATTCAGCAGGGCTGCACCAGCCAGCCCCATACTACTTCTTGCAGTGAGCGCATTAAGACCAGCAGACCCGCCATCCCACTTCAGGCGATCAGCAAAAGCAGTGTCCCACTGTCCCTGTTTCTGAGTGGTTGGCAGTGAATAGCCTGAAGAGTAGGATACGACAAGATTCGCTGTATTGTTTCCCGATACGGAATAACCAGCTGGCATTGACAATGCCGGAAAGCCGTATCCACCGCTAGATGTACCTTTGGCCAATACAGTATTGGCCAGCTCAAGAATGATACTGCCAGCACCAGAACCGTCAAGTATTACATTCACGGGAGAGCCGCCAACGATATTCGTATTCACGCTTGAGGTTTCAAGACTCAGATTGACTTCTGACATGATCAGGCTCTCGAATAGGTTCTCTTGATTTCAGCTTTACCGCTTAGCCAATAATACTTCTCACCGGCAGCTGTCGTAATGCTAAGATCGTAGCCATAGGATCTGGGATCAAGAGCAGCGGTATCAGCGGCTGAAAGAAGCATCTGAAGCTCACCTAGCGTCGGAGATGTAATTGAACAATTAAAGCTCTTGATCGTGGACCCGCCGCCAAGTGGCTTTATGTCTGCATCTATGACTGCCCCAGTAATGTCAATTGGTACGGCAAATTTGAATGTACCAACTGGTGTTCCATGCAGGGTGATAGCACTGCCGTTAAGTGTCCCAGAGACGGCAAAGGCGCTATCTGTCAAACCTGCTGAAATCACGTAATATGGCTTGTTGAATTCAAGACCGCAAGGGGGAATCGCCCCATCTATTGCAGCCGTAAAAATTACCGCATCCTCAGTAGACAAGCCGTGACACGCACAAGAAAAAAGACCTGTTGCTACGAAAATCTCAACAATCTTTGCCGTGCTTGTTAGTCTGAGTTTTGCCTTCCAGGTTGAACCCTGAAGAACGACAATGTTGTAGGTTGCTGGGTAGATCATTGTCGTCCCGATGATGCAGGGCGGGCCTAACCGCCGCTACCGGCAGTCTAGGCAGCGCGGCTCAGGCGACCTGCAAAGCAGTAAGGATGACACCGGGGGTGCGAGGACGAATCGGAGCTTCCGTCGTCGCTGAAAGCGTGTCAATCTTCAGCGTCGTGCTGTTGGCACACCAAATAAGCTCAAAATAATCTGACGCCGCAAGTTTATAGACGTAGTTGACGGCACCAGTCAAATAGCCATCACTGCTACCATGCTTTTTTGGAATAGTGAATCGAGTATTGGTGTCAGCAAGATCACTTGTGGAACCCTGGCCATTCTTTCTCAGCCATACGGAAGCATTCACTTCTTCACTTGCTGGATTGGCAAACTGAATTGAGTAGGTAATGCTATAAACCCCGCCCCTGGAAAACGTCAGGCGAGAGCCGGAAGCCATGCTAATGCCCTTGTTGTCAAGATCACTGCTGTTCAGGCCAACAGCTTCTGCGACATCTGCCTGGTCCAGGGTCTGAATTGTTGTATCCCAGAATGAACCCCAGAGCAGTTTGTTGCGAATTGCGTCATGTCCAGATCGCAGTGGGTTAAAAATCAAATTCAT